CTTGTCCAGGTGTAAATATATCTAAAATATACCCTAAAATGTACTTTTTTCGGATTCGACATTTCATCAAAAATTGCTTTTCTTGTTACATTTGTTATTCTATAAAAATAGAAAACTAAAAACTATGCCCTTGAAGAATGTCTCTCCGGAATTATGTATAACACAGCAGATCAGCTGTCCGCTTTTTACACCGCAGTGGGCAGTCGGATTCGAGGATTTGTATTTGCCGGAATCGGGATCTTATTTTTCGCATAATACATCTGATAATTATATGCTATTCGTATTGGATGGAAAAATAACCTTGACTTTTTGCCAATATCAGAACAAACTTTTCGAAGCTGGAGAGATGTTTTTTCTTCCCCGAAATATGGATTTTAGCGGAAAGGTGCTCGATTCGGCACATTTAGTTCTCCTGAAGTATAATGG